ATATGAAATAGTCTTTATTTCATTAAGAAATTGGTGGAAAGATTTCATTTTTATTTTTATTTAGAGATAGTCCTTGCGAGCGTGATGGTCTGGCACTATTTTCCCAAGTACGATCCGTAGAAGTCCGTCTTCAAATGTGACTTCACGGACTTCTGTGTCGTCGGATAAAGTCCACGCTCTTTTAAAACTTCTGCTAGCCACTCCCTTGTGGATAAACGTCCTATCCGATTCGGCATCTGCTTTTTGCCCTTCGACAAAAAGTTTTCCATACTCTGTGAAAACATTTACCTCTCCTTTCTTGAATCCTGCTAATGCGAGTTCCAGATGGGATTCAACATTATTTATTTGTACTAGGTTATATGGGGGGTAGTTCGTTGTAGTTTCGTGAAGATTAAAAAGACGATCGAAGTATTCATCCATTCCAATGCTATTGCGGGTAATTCGTTCCATCAAAGCAGGAAGATCCGCAGCAGTATATCTCGTAGAACTTGTCATTATGGTAGCTCCTTTAAAAGCGAGTTTGTGTTTTGTGGACCCTTTCGGCATCCGTATATAATTATAATACTTCTTACAAAAAACGGGGTGTTGAACCCCGTAATTCTTTTATTCGGTTTCCACTTCTTTAAGATGAACTTTTAAAGCATCTTTCCATTGTTGTTCGGTATACCCACAAGCAATGAAAAATCTGCGAACCATTTCTAGGAATTGATTTTCATTTAGATATGGATCATCACATCTAATCTCTACATCTTCATCGGGAAGAGCAAACTTAGCATTAGGATTGTTATGCCAGGCGGCACCTTCGTTTTGGTGACGAAAACGAAATTCAAAACTTCCCGAAGACATCACTCAGCATCCTCAACTTTCTTCTTCTTGGATCCAATATTATACTTGGTTTCCAGAATCCAGTCTCCCTTATCCTTATAAGCAAGGACTTTAATTTGATTAAGTGGTGCAATATCTTGAATCTTGGTAGCATCAACAATATCAATCAGCCCCCAATCAGCGAGAAGTTGAGCGATACGATTGCGACGTTGCACATCATTCACGGTCAGGTTAGCATGTTTGCCATCCAGAGCAAACAGTTCCTTAAAGTGAACGAGATAATATCTACCTTGCTTGTGCAGAATATGGCAAGACTGATAGATTTTCTTTTCCTTTCTTGAAGCAACTCCGATACGGGTCAAAGTCTCACGAACCTTAAGAAAATCATCAGGTTCATTAAGAATCACTTCCACCATTTGGTCGGGCGTCCACTTCACTTCAGGTTCTTGAACGACACTCATTTTGTTCCTCCAGTTTCAAATTTCGATTTTATAAATGTTAGTTGTTCTTTAGTAAGAATCCTCAAAGCTTGTTTTGCCTTTTCATTACTAAAACCATAGTAACGTTTAACATAATCAAGGTCTTTGATTTTATCTTGTCGGAGCCAGGGAGAAAATCTCTTCTTTTTCCTCAGACTATTTATAAAAAAGTCATATTGAAGTTTCTTTGGGAGGAAATGATAGCGATTCATTTCATTCGCAAACAGAACGCAATCAAGATGACCTGATAGACAACGATTGATAATATAAGGAGCATATTCCTTTTCAAGAGAGGGGTCTTCGTCAATCAGGTGTTGCTTCGTCTGATTAATAGAGTTTAACCAGTCCTTCAATTCAGTCATTAATTAAACCTTCTTTTTTTAATTTATCATATTTGTAGCAACCAGCAAAACTAAACTGAATTTTTGGACCTTCAGTATAATTAGATAACAAAAGTTCTTTACGTTGTTTTTGCTCACGCATATATTCACCAACAGAACGCATCGTATAAGTTAGATCAAACTCAGCAGCGTTCCAGTTTGTAAATCTATCTTTTACGAGTTGGTCAGAATTATAACTAATCAACTGATCCATATCGTTAGCATCACAATCAGCAGCAAACTTATCGTGATCAAATCCTTTGTGCATTGATCCCTTACGCCCGTAGAGATTATCCTTAATGTCATAAGGAGGATCGAGATACATAAAAGCATCTTTATTTCCATCCATCAGATAATCATACGAATAATTAGTTATACGCCAATGTTCAATCAGTTTAGAATACGCAGGCAGTTTTTCGATACCCCGCAAACTGAAGTTGGAAATGGAGGCTTGTTGAGAAAATGATGAACTCTCCGTGAGACCACTGAAAGAGCACTTATTGACAATATAGAAAGCCACAGCACGATCAATGCTAGGCAAACTTTGGTCATTGATTTGCTCCTTTGCTTTAAGAAAAAGTTCCTTTGCTAGTTCTGGTGTATTGTTTCTCAGTTTAAGTTCTTCCAGTTTATTTTTAAGATCATTTCCAAAAATCTGGAGTTGTTGCCAGAAATTTACAAGAGGTTCATACAAATCATTCACCCAAATATCTAGGTTGGGATATTTCTTAGTGATATAAATTGCAACACTTCCTCCGCCAAGAAATGGTTCTCGGAACTCAGCATAGTTGCGAAGATCTGGAAAGTAAGGTCCCATCTTTTCACAAGCACGGGACTTACCTCCAGGATACCTCAAGGGTGTTTTAAGAGACTTCATAATCTTTAGGATGATACTTCAAATACTCTCTAAAAGTGAGTTTCATTTCTTTCTGCGTCATGCCACAATGTTTTGCGGCAGCAGGAAGAGTCATTTTAGCACGAAAGAGACCTTCATTTGCCCCTCTCACATTTTCAGGGGTTGTTTTAACTGCAACTTCCTTAAGGGATTTAATGTCAATTTTGAGCAGACCCATTTACACACCTCACAACAATTTCAGTATTTTTAGTTGCTTCTGCCATCTCACGATATCCAGTTCCAACATAGATTTGACCACCAACAACAGCAACGGCGCAAGCACCCCAGAAGATGTAATACCACTTGGACTTGACCTGATGTTGCTTTTTCAGTTCATCGAGTTCTTCGTGAATATCTTGATGATGAAACCTTAATGGTTTTTGTATTAGTGCTTTGAGTTTCTTGTTTTTCATTTAAACTCACACTCCACCATTACTTCGGTCAAGCAGGCAAGCATGTTTATTTCTTGGTCTGCGACAAATGCTCCTTGATACTGATACTTAGCGAGCACAAGAACAGCAGCAGGAATAGAAGCAGGAACCAGACTTTCGTAAAGAGAATCGTAAATACGACGGAGAAGTACAGTAGTATCATTGTCCAGATTACTGACGACCCACTTACGAACTTCAGAAAAGTTCTTTTCTTTAAGGTTTTTAACAAGTTCATTTACAGCAATATCCGAAAAAGCAGCAAGAATTCCACTATCAATTTTTCCACCTACCGCATATCTTTGGCACTCGTTGAGGACTCGTCGCCAATCGGGGAAGTGCTTATTGATAAGTTCCGCAAGTACTCTTTGATCGAATTCGACGCCCTCCGCATCCAAGATATTTTGTAAACGCTTGAAGAAGGATCCTGCCAATGCGGTTTTTTCTTTTCCTTTGATGGAGAAGTCAATAACGGCACATCGGGAGTGGAGAGGTTCGATGATTTTATTTTTGTAGTTGCAGGTGAAGATGAATCGGCAGTTACCAGCAAACTCCTCAATAAACGCCCGTAGTAGGAGTTGTACGTCGTTTCCTGTGTTATCTGCTTCGTCAATGATGACGACTTTGTGTTTAGCATCTGACGAAAGCGAAACGGTCGAAGCGAAGTTCTTCGCATTGTTTCGGACAGTATCGAGGAATCTACCTTCGTCGGATCCATTGATGACATAAACATCTACTCCCAATTCATTGCAGAGTGCTTTTGCCACTGTGGTCTTACCAATACCAGGAGGACCAGCAAGAAGCATATTTGGAATTTCACCCTTATTTAGAAACTCCTGAAAGGTTTTCTTTGTAGTTTCAGGAAGAATACAATCTTCAATTGTTTTAGGGCGATATTTCTCTACCCAAATAAAATCACTGTTCATAATTTATACCCAATTAGGTTTTCGTTCAGGCATACGAAGATAATTAGATGCAACCCAAGGTTTGGATGCAATATACATCTTGTAAGCAGTAAAAGTGTCAATGCTTGTGTCAAGTTTATACTCATCTGGCATAGCACGGGCAAATGGAGTTACTTCTGTAATCTTTCCCTTAGGGAAAAGATAATAAGCACCTAGAAGGGTATTATAGCACGAATGGATTTTCCCATAACGTACAGAATACTCATCACACAAGTTCATTCCCCACTTAATTAACCAATAGGCATTATGGATACTATCCATTGCCCATTTGGTACAGGGATGATTACGAAACGCTCCTTTTTCTGTCTTGTATGGAGTGTTATCAGACTTATATAAATTGCCATAATTGTGACCCCATTTGCTAGAGGCGACAATAGAAAGCATTTGACAGCATTCCAGCGGCATTTTGACAATATGTTTATCGGGAAGGTAGATAGCACTCTCAGCAGGCCAAGGAGAAGTTACAAAGATGTTCATCAGAAACAATATTTTTGAAGTACATACTTAACTTTGTCTGGTTTATCTTCCATCCAATATGCTTCATGTTCCATTTGAGCAGAAGATGAAGATGTTTTCACAGAATTTCTGATATCTTGATATTTAAAGGATGGAAGGCTCATATTTTTTTTAGATATACCGAATGGTTTATATCCGTTACAAAGATGTGCTACATGAACTGCTTCATGATAAACCGTTTCGTTAATATAAAAGTCTAGGGCAAATCCACTTTTTTTAATATTATTGGTACATATGATAAACTTTTTTCCAAAGTCTGCATAACCAAAAATATTTTTGTTACTCCTACAATACCCAACATTTTCTTGGACAGAATATCTTGCCCGATAAACTTTATTAAGTATATCTTGAGCTTGGGGAGTAAGATAGAGTAAAAATTCCATCAACCAAAGGTCGAATCTGGTTCCAGAGCAATATAATACTTCAGATTGTACTTGGTATTTGTAAATTGTGACAGAAGTTTAGAAGACACAACCACATCGTAAGCACCAGGAATGATCTTGATATTTTCTACCTTGAAGTTGAATACAAACTCAGAGTCAGTTTCACCAACAACAATAGCGTATTCATTAGAAGTGTCATTCTTCTTATCACGAACCACCAGTTTGATGACACCATTCTCACCAACCGCAGAAAGATCGGGGAGTTGATACACTGCTGC